GGTGATGATCCATCACTTGGCGCACCTTCAATTTTTAAAGTAACTGTTTGATCCGATGCTCCAATTCTGCAAAAAACTTTTACTGGGTAAGTATTATATACTATGTCTGGGCTAACATTTTGAAGTAGTAAATCTTGATCAAAAAATGATGTATCAACTAAAATATCATTTGGAGGCGTATAACTACCAACAATAACTCCAGAAATATCTGAAGTCCTTGCAAATTCATATCCAGAATCAGCTGTTAACGTTACTTTATTTCTATGTTGAGTACCTTCAACACCAGTAAATGTCATTGATGATTTATCAGCTGTTGTTCTTGTTGAACTATTAGTTATATTAACAGTTGTTGTAAATTGTTTTTGTGTTGGTGATCCGTTTAAATGTAAATAATCAATTGCTCCTCCAGATTGCAATGTTAAAGTCACATCAACCGTCATTCCATGTGCTGGACTTGTAATAATTGTTTTTGTTAATCCAGTTAAATATGAAGGCGCACCAGAGTCAACTGTTTGCCCAGTTGTCAGATCGGCTTGTAATAAATCAGTTGAGTTCCATTTATACTCACTTGGAGAGGTATTTCTAATCCAAATATAAAATTTAAACGTTACTGAACTGCCAACTTCTGAACCATGAAAAGGATGAGTAAATCTCATTGGTTGACATTCAGCTTTGCTTAAATTATCATCATAAACTTGAATAACATGATGTCCACCAGTTCCAGAACCAGAGCCAGATCCTATTGATAATGTTTTAGAATCTGAATCGCTGCCATGTGTATTTGTACAAGTAACCGCAATTGCCTCGCCACTATGACCACTTTCAACTGGGAACGCAACTCGGCTGTTAGTACTTAATGCCTCCCCGTCTAAAGTCCAACTGTAACTTGTTATTTCACCCCCAACGTTACTAACGTGAAAATGCCATTGGCTACCCACAACTTTTGTTGTCGCACCTACAATTGTAATATTTGGTTCTAAATTTTGATCTATATCAGTATCTTCGCCAACATCAACATCATCATTGTAATCTGTATCTGTTTCAACATCAATATCAGCACCAGATGGGCAAATAGTTGCTTGATCAAGGCGGTAATCAATTACAGATGAATTATTAATTATATACCAAGCTCCATAACTTTGAAAAATCCTTGAATTTGTTGTTTTTAAAATAATTGACAAAACATCTTTAGCAGACCTAAAATTTAATTTAGAATCCATGAAAGCAACATCGCTTATTGTAATATCATGAAAAATTGTGTCGTTAGCATTTCCCCCAACTTTTCTTGTGTCATTATTTACATAAATATCAAAACGATGTCCTGTTTTTTTAAGTATTTCATAAAGATAATACCAAAGAGATTTTACATGATTTGTGTCATCTTCTTCAGAACTTGTAATTGTAAAACTTGGTTTAAAAGCTGAGGGAGCATCAAACCCAGATAATAAACCCAAACCACATACCGCCTCTAAACTTACTGGATATGGATTTGAGGTAACAGCTTCTTGCCACCTATCAACAACAACAAAACCCTCCCAATATGATTCCCAAAATACAGCATCCCCAAGTTTAGCATCAAAATTAGTTTCTAAAAAATCTGGTTTCATTTCTATATCTTCGAAAAGATCGCCAGAACTGGTATAATATAAAACTTTAACTTTATATTCCCTTTCATCGCCTTTAAAAAAGTCATCATATTGAGCTGAATCTGTAACGTAAAAATTCAATTTACATCTTGATCCAATTAAAGGAGAATACATACTATCATCCCCTTGATAAATTATTTGAATAGGGTTATCAGTTCCAATAATATTGTATATATCCCCATCATAATTTTTTTGTAAAATTTCAAGTTTTAATGGGCGATCATAATTATCTGTAAAATAAAGTTCATATTTTACATTGTACTCATTTCTTAATGTTGTTGGTGCTGCCACTATATTCTATGTTATTCTATCCCTTTCGGTGTTTGCTCTTTGTAATGCAACAACTAGATCTTGTCCTCTAAGGGCAAATTCGCCTGTTACATGAGTTGATCCAGATTTATTCATATATGATTGTAATTTGTTAAGTGGTGCAATGACCTCTGGATTATTTCTTGCACCAGCATATTCGCCAACTCTGACAAGTGTGGGAGAACCAAAAATCCCTCCGTTTGCTCGATCCCCTCCAAAATTAAGACCAGATGTCCCTCCTAAAAAATGCTTAAAAGCAGCTCCTCCTTTAAGTTTATCTGCTCCACCAGCAGCAGTTGTTCCACCAAGCAAAGCTGTCAACACTGCTGCCACAGCAACAGCTGTCAATAATTTTATAATTAATTGTTTTAAGGCATTTATTAAAGTTTTGAAAAAATTACCACCAGAAAATAACCCTGTAAATGCTTCGGTTAGTGGTCCAGAAATAAGTTCTGTATTGGCAATTAATAATTGTTGCATATCAAACAATTTTCCATTCACACCTTCGCCACCACCCTTTTTTGGGTCTGGATCTTCAGAAGTGGTTGTCCCTTCTCCAAGTAAAGTTTTAAAAATTTCAGGGGTTTCGAGAGATGGAAAATTTGTTTTAAAATTATTCCATAACGTCATTAATTGACCATTTAACTCTTCGACACTTGTTGCCATTAATGGCATCCCCATTGCACCCTCAAAAACTTTGTTCAATTCCCCCATTGATAATTTAGAAAGTTGATCCATAGTTTCATGAGTCCTAGATAAATTTTCTTGAAATTTCTTTTGACTACGAACACTGTCATCCCAAAAATTATCCCATATTTTTCCAGCGTTTGAAGGAGAACTTAACAACTCCCATGCCATTTTTGCAGCTTTAGTCATTGTCCTAAAAGCATTAAGAACATGCTCCCTGACACTTACCATGACTTTTTGAAAACCCCAGAAAAAATCTCTTATTAATTGAGAACTATTATAAAATTCAATAAATTTATTATTTATCTTAACAATTATTTCGGCAATATCCCCCCATTTATTATAAATAATAGCGGCAATAGTTCCAAGTGCTGCTGCAACAAGTGTTACTGGATTAATTAAAAACGCAAAAAAGGAAAGTAATTTTCCAACAAGTCCAATCAAAACTGGCAAAGCAATGCCAAGCGATGCAATTGAAAGAACAAGATTTTTTGTTTCTTCATCAGCTCCAGAAAAACTTTCAATTAATTCATTTATTTTTTTTAATGCTTTTTCAAGAGGAGGGATTAACACTTCTCCGAAACTAATAGCCAATTCCTTAATTCTGCCTCTAAATATTCTCAATTGATTTGCTGCTGATTCTTGTGTTCTTTGAAAGTCACCTTGTGCGTTTTTAGTAACAGACAAAACATACTTTAAACGCCATGTGGCTTTTTCAGCTTGTGTCATGTCTTTAAATAATGTTTCTATTCCGTTTGCTGTTAAAAATGTCTGCATTGTTGTTTCATTCATAACAATCCCAAGATCAAGAAGTGATCTACCCATTCCTGTAAAAACAGCTCTTAATTTCTCCCCAGTTTGATCAATATTTAAATTTTTAAATGATGCAAGATCGCCAACCAATCCAACCATTGATTTACTCATTGAGGCGGCTTCTTTTGTATTAATCCCCATTGACGTTGCCATGTCACCAAATAATGCAGCCATGTCAAGTGCCGAATCCTCAGCTATACCGAACTGATTAAGCGTTGTTTTTGCAAATTCCTTAACACTCTTTGAATGTTTTTTAAAAGCAACATCAACCTTGTTAATTGACTCTTTCATGTCAATTGCCATTTTAACAGCTGCTCCTCCAGCAATTGCTAATGGTAATGAAACTCTAGTCGCTAATGTCGAACCAATTGCAGATAATCTATTTCCAAAGGCAGATATTTTTCCCTTTGCAGTGTTTAATGATCTGGTTAATGAACTAGCATCTCCAGTTATTAGAACCTTTAATTTTTGATCAGCCATTTCTTGTTTTTTTTGTGAATTATAACCACAAAGATAATAATTAAATCTCTAAGCCAGATTCCTTCATTTTGTTTAAAAACTTCTCTAATGATTCTGGCGATGACTTAGGTTTGAATGGTCTTTTCATGTTGTCTTGAGGTAGGCGGAAAAGCTGTTCTGGTTTTTTCATTTGGCTACGTTTTTGACAATTTACGTTGTGGATCATTGTCGCCAAATATCTTGTCTGTTCCCAAGCAATGTTTAATTTAATAACATGAGATTCACCCAAAAGAGCATTTTCTTTCCAAGTATTTTTCCAAAAATCGTTGGGGTTCATGCCTACTTGACCAACATAAAAATCAAGTAAAGTTTCAAATGTTAGTTTTTCGGCTGTTGCTTTTTTTCAGCTTCAGTTGTTTCTGGATTTCTTTCAATTCCCATGTTTAGATCATTGCCCAAAATTCTGGATTCCATCATTGCATTTGTAATTTTTTCAAATTCTTTTTGATCAAAATCTTCCAGCCAAACACCAACTTTGAAAATATTATAATCAATGTCTTTGCCTTCTTCTTGATCGTATGCTAGTAATCCACTGTAAATCAATGCTCTAATTGCAGAAATAGAAAAGCCACTCTCAAACAGTTTACCTATTTGATCAAGTGGCGTATTCATTTCTTCGGTAAAGTTAGCCCAGAAATTCATGCTAAAGTGCATGAACCTCTGTTTCCCACCAATGTTAATTGATAGATACCCTCTTTTTTTGTTTGCCATTTAGTAAATTTTTATTCAAGTGTTACCTATGAATTATGAGTTGTCACTCTTTACAATACTACCTGTTAAAGTAATGCTTCCAGAATAAGTAACTGCATTTTCCATTTCAGCTGAAATCTCTAAAGAATTTAAAAACCCTTCTGCTGTATAAATAGGTTCGCCACTTGTTGCTGTTCCGAAAACACAAGTTAATTGAGTTCTTGCAAGTAAATAAGCTGATAGGGCTTCTCCTCCAGCCGAATCAGTGTAATCCATTAAACCATCAAATGAAATTTCTCCACTCATAACCCCAGCGATATGCTCAGCGAAACCGCTACTTGCTTTCGATGTAGCTTCTGGGAGGTCATTTGAAAGTGATAATGTACAAGAAGTCGTGTGAGCAACTGTATTGCCTTCAACTTTAAGTAATAAATTAGTTCCGTTAAATACCGCCATTTTGAATTATTTTATAATTAGTAATTGTTTTATTTTAATTGTACAAATATACAATTTTATTTTTTCTTTTTATTAGCCATTTCCTTCAACAAATAATTGCCAAATTTGATCACCTGTTAGTTTAGTATTAAAAACTCTCACGTGATCTAAGTACCCATTCATATAATAATCAGAGTTTCCAGTGGGATATTGTCCAATGTATCTGATATTTTGTGAAGTTCCACCAGCTGATCCAGAATTAATTGGCAAACCATTTAGATATACGTTCAAATCTTTATCTTGATAAACATGATGCCATTTCCCTTCAAGTTGCCAATCTGTACCATAATAACTCCAAGCAGTACCTCCAGCATACCAAGAAGTTGCTCCGTCATTTGATCCCCATCTTATACAACCAAAATATGTGCTGCTCGTTTCTTCGCTATAAATTAAAGTATCTCTAGTATTGTGTCCAGCTGAGTTCATTTTTACCCAATAACTAACACTCACAACTGGGATTTTCCCACTCGTACCAAAATCAATGTAGTTATTAGTATCATTGAAACTTAATGAGTGAGTTCCGAAAGCTGCTGTCGTTGTATATGATACACTAGAGGCACTTGCAGCATAGCTTCCTGTGCTGTCTGTTAAATTGTTATCAAATTTGAAAAATGCAACCTCACTAGAACCACCAAAAGGATCAGATGCGTTTTTTGTTATATAGCACTGAAATTCACTATCGTATAAATCTTTTATGTTTGATGCTGTTAGTGCTGAATTAAAAGACCTTACATTATCTATTTTACCAGTCCAAAAATTATATCTCGTTCCACTATATACATGAGACGAACCGATAATGCTGTTTTCTGAAGTATATCCACCCCAACCAGTTGCTCCTTGTGTGCCAGCTAATTCAGAACCATTTATATATAATTTAAAATCATAATCACCTGTTCCTGTTTGAACTATTGCAACATGATACCAGTTATTTTTAGGGTAATCAGCGGCAGTAGTTAGTTTTTTAACGTCACTACCTCCAACAGAGGCACTAAACATTGTTTTCCCATTTATCCATTTATAAGCAATCCAATAAGAATTGTAAAACTGTAAACAAATTTTTCCGTTCCAAACAAAAACAAAATTATTTCCATCTATTGTGGGATATGCCCAAGCTGAAACAGTTTTATTACCTTCGGTTGTTGTTGATTGCCCTCCAGTTAAAATATAAGAACTGCTCCCATTAAAAACAGCTGATGAACCATATCTGCCTGAAGCCCAAGTTACATTATTAGCAGTACCATTGTAAGTGCCTGAATGGGAATCGTTAGCATCTCCACTTAATTTATAATAAGCGTCATTTGTAGCAACAAAATCTTGATTATCTGTTGTACAAGTGTGCGAACAAGCTGTTAACTCATAAAGGGTTGTTGCTTCGGTGCTTGTTAATATTCTATTAAAAACACGAACTTCATCAATACGATCAGGAAACCATTCACAACCAGAAGTACAAGAATCCTGCCCAGATTTTCTTGTCCCAATAGTGACATTCATCGGATAAGAATTGTTAAATCCATAACCGCTTGTTGTAAATGATTCAGCAGATGCTCCATTAAGATACATTTTCAATTGATTTGTACTATCCATTGTCGCAACAATAAAATTCCAAGCACCTATATTATAACTCGCACTCATTGTGTGTGTTGCATCACTTCCAATTGATGTATTTGATAAATAAGCAATAACTCTATCATTGACACAAGCCAAAATATATCCTAAAAATCGCTGACCGCTTATATAACCAGAATTATTGAAAAGAACATTCCAACCACTTGTTGAAGGCGGTCCCCAAAACCACAAACTTATACTTAGGGCTGAATATTGAAAAATATTATCTGCCATTTGTATATAACTTGTTGATCCATCAAAATCAGCAGCAAAGTTTATTTTTCCATGTTCTCCAAATTGCACTGCTGTTGCAGTACCATGAAAGTTATCAGATTTATCTGAAGAATCATAATCCAGAGGATAATAAGCAACGCAAGAAGTTCCTTTTATAATTTCAGTTGACGATGCTGTTGATGTTGTTTCATCTAAATAAAGAGTTGTAACTTCTTCATGGGTAAGAATTTTACTGTAAAATCGAACTTGATCAATTAATCCATCAAAGGAATTTGAACTTCCATCATATGAACCAATAACTAGCTCTTCAGTAAAAGTATATGTAGCCGCTGTGCTGTTTAAAACGTAACTGCCAATTTTTGCTCCATCTACATATACAGTAGTAGTTTTGTCTGACGAATCATATGTTACAACGTGATGATACCAAGTATCCGTTGTAAATGTATGCGGTGCAGCAGTGCTATTATATCCACTACTATAATTAAAAGATCCATTAAAGTTTTTTTGTAAGGAAGAAGTACAAACACCCCCACCTGTATTGTACAAATACAATTCAATAATAGGGTATGCTCCTCCAAAACTTGAGTCACGACCTAATAATGCTAAATAATTAGCTCCACTTGTAGCGGGTAAATTATCAAAATTTATCCATTGAGAAACTGAAAAACTAAAATCTGTTGTTGTTCCTAAACTAAAAATATCACCTATGTTAATCCCAGAGGTGGTAGTATTAAATGAGGCAGCTTTATCAAATTTACCAGTGACATAAGTGACTCCAGATGCAGTCCCGTTATTACCGTTCCCACTACTATCATTTGCATTATCCTCAAATTGATAAATAGCTACATTTTTATTGTATGATGCCTCGTTGCCAAAAGGTGCGATTGATTCTGAATTACAAACAGCAGCAGCGGCAGCACTACTTTGTAATAATTTTTTAGAAATTGACATAATTAATTGTTTATTATGTTATTGTAATTCTGGAGGGGTTTTTTGATCAAAAATTCTAACATTATATAAAACAACATCTTTTTGAGTTGTTAAAGCATTAATTTCAGTTTCTCTTTCAACAACTTTATCTCTAATTTCTTTTCTGTCTGCAATTATAGAATCTGGTATTTCAGTTCCCAGTTCTGATTTTCTTGTACAATACCAATCTGTATTTTTTAATCTGTCAAAAGCCATTTTTTTTAATATTGCTATTTTTTCAGATTTCAAATCATCAATATCCCCAATATTTTTGTCAGTTTTTTCATAAATAAATTTTTTTGCTGCTTCATCAAATTTTAATTCACCTCTAATATGAAAACGATCATCAAAGTCATCAGCATCAGAAATATCATACCAGCCATGTTCTTGTAGTTTTTCGTTAGATAAATTATTAAACCCTAAAATATTATTCCAAGTTTTTGGAACAATATAAAATGTTTTTATTTCGCCATCTATTATAACCGCTTTTCTCATATTTTATTTTTTTATGCTGGTTGATTTATTGTGTACCATGCCTCATTAACAGCTACCCATTTGATTTGAATTAAATTTTTTGTTGATCCTGTATCATCATAATCGCCAGAAATTTTATTAAAAGTACAAGCAGAACCATTTGAAGTGCCAAGTGTTACTGTATAAGAACCACCGCCTCCAGTAATGACCAAAGTTTTCATTGCACCAATAACAACATCAGTAAAATTTAAAGTTGCTGAATGACCAGCTGTATAAGTAAAAACATCAGCTGAATCAGTATCAACTGCGATTGTAGCTGCTGAACTTAAAGCACTTGTAGCTGTATATTCATCCCCTAAAACTGAATTTGTAACTGGCGAAGCTGCCTTTGCATTAAGTTGAGTTTGCACTGCTGAAGTAACACCATCAAGATACCCTAGTTCTGTATCTGTTACAGCACTAACAGCAACTTTTCCACTACCATTTGAAATAACTGCTCTAGATGCTGTTAAATCAGATGAAACAATCGTTGTGGCAGCTCCAGAAATAGTTGTTCCTTTACTGTCAAGCTGAGTTTGAATTGCACTTGTTACTCCATCCAAATAACCTAACTCTGTATCTGTAACAGCTGAAACTGCTACTTTACCGCTGCCATTAGAAACAACCGCCCTACTAGCAGTCAAATCATCTGAAACAATTGTTGTGGCTGCACCTGTAACAGTGTTTTGTTTGGCGTTTATTAAATTCGTTACTGTTGTATGAAAATTAGCGTCATCATTTAAAGCCGCTGCCAATTCATTTAGCGTGTCAAGTGCGGCTGGACTTGAATCAATTAATGCTGTTATTTGAGCAGAAACATAATCCTCACTTGCAATGAGTTTAAATCCAGAATCATAATATTCGAGTTTTGATTCTGTTGTATTGTAACGTATAATTCCAGCTGCTCCAGTTGGTCGAGTTCCTGTCGTGCCTTGTGGCAGATGAACAGCATCAGTACTAGCTGAGGCATCAAAAACATAATCTGGCGTCCCAGAAAGCCCAATTTTGCCTCCTGTGGCTATATAAACACCAACATCATTGCCGCCCCCATCAGATAATTGTTTGCCAGTGGCATCAACAGCAGAATTATCTGTTGTCTTTAAAAATCCCAAATAAGTGTCTTTGATTCTTTTGCCAGTTAATGTTGTCCCCATAATTTTTTAAGTTTTTACAAAAGTACGAAAAAAATGGTTTATTGATTATCTGAAATTGCCTTGACCTCTACTGGGTTTTTTATATC